CAGAGCGCCTGTGTGGACGCGATCGGAGTAGGCACCGACAAATCATCGCTGCGATCGAAATCCACCGACAAGCCGATGCTTGGCGATACCTGCCCGTCCGTCGCAATGATTGGCTGTGCTTGCAGCCATTGCTTGAGCTGGCCGCGCGCGCCGCAGAAATTGAACGCACATTCTAGATCGAAATTAATCGGGCCGTCATCGTCGAAGCCCTGGCAATCCGCCTCATAGACATAGCCATTGTTTCCGCCAAAGAAGAGTCGATCATTGAAGACCGCCCAGCAATTAGCCGGGTTACCCTCGAATTGGCACCACGCCCCCGTCACGGTGTTCATGACGTACTGAATCTGGCCCGATCCCTCCGCTACCGGATAGTTGAGAACCGCGCGCTGCCCGCGCGGGTAGCTGATCAGTTGCCATCCGAAATTCGTCCGGCCGGCGCGAGCCGATGAATTCATGACCGGCTGAATATTTTTTGTAAGCGCTATATTTGCCGCCGCCGCCCTCTCTGTGAACACCGCGCGCGAGAGCGGCACCACGCCATCGATTGAGATAAACGCGAGATCGCCCTGCACCTTGGTAAGGCACCGTCTGCCGATCGGCTCGCCAAGCGGATAGACGCCACGCAACGCAAATGACCCATCGGTGGCCGTTGGATCGTCGCCGCTGTAGACCGCGCATTCGCCGCGCGAAGAGATAAACGCTATGAAGTTGTCCGGTCCGTCACTGCCAAAATTCCTGGATTGCATCGGTCGCGAGATAGTACGGCGATATCTGCCCATCGACACAAAGCCAGATGCGGCGCTTATAAACCGCCGGCTGAATGATGCTTGACGCAGTCGGCCCGGTTATCGAGAGTGTCGCCCATGTGCCGCCATCGAACGAGCGCGGCACGTCCGCGCCGTTTGCGATCCACATGAAGTGGCCACCCGTTCCTGAGAAGTTGACGTATTGCCAACGCGCATTCGACAGACCAGAGACCGCGATAGACGCGGTCGCGGTCGCCGCCGTCGTCACGTCATAGATTGCCGTACCCGCCGCCGCGAACAGCGTATTTGTCGTCATGCCCTGATAGGGCAAGAGCGTGTCGACTTTGTTTGCCGCGTTGGTCAACCGATGGCGCTTCGCGCCGCCGCGAATCTCCACATAGCCCGGCTGCGGAAACATGTTTTTGAGCGTGATGGCGTGGTCCTCTGGCATCGCGGCTTGCGAGCTGATCGCATCCCAGCCGAGGACCGGCGCGGGAATCGAGACACCGCGCGCGAGCTGGATTTTCTGCGGGTTAGGACGGAGCGCCTTACGCATCAACCAGTTTCCTTCGTTAGACACGCCGGCCAGACCGCCCTCAATTCGTCAGGCGTTTGCGCGGCATCTATTGCCGGATCGGCAGGCGCATCACGCAACGCTCGTTTTTTGGCGGCGATGTCAGCCAACGGTGCGCCGGACGTACCGCCCTCAACCGCACGCAAGGCCTGTATGTCAAGCGCCGCGAGCATAGGCGCGCGGGCTTCACGCATTTTGTTTCGCCAAACCTCGCGCGCCTTCGGCATGTCCACACTAAAAGTCATTCCGTTTTTCCGCCACGCCAGACGAAATGTACGATCGGTGTCAGCCGGAAACTTCCAGCCATCCGGCATCTCATGAACATCGATCGCGTCAGCCGGGATCGACACCTCGATAACGTGCGCCCTGAATTCATCATCCGTAAGCTTGCGACCAAGAACGAGTTCCACCCTCTCTTTTTCGACGGAAAGAACGCGCATCAATCGGCCATCGGGATGAGTGTAGGTGTAGGTGAGAGGCATCATTGGTCTCCTAAACAAATCACGGTTACCCTCGTGGTCGTGGCTTCTACGCTATGCGAAACGAGGACGTTCCCTGTTGCTCGACCACCACTACCGACACCAACGTTGAATGATTGATTTGCACCACTGATTGCACAGTAAGTCGCGGCCGAAAATGCAACGGTGAAGTTGAACTGAGTATCGTTAGTCGCACCGTCCGTGACTGAAGTCACGTTGAAAGTCTGCTCTAGAGCAGGGGCATCAATGCCCCCCACGTAAGTCACGGTGCCCCATGCCTTTGGGGAGCTTGGATGAAAGTGCTGGCGTCCCGGTGTAACCGCTACCGTCGTGCTCGATGCAGCCTCTTGCTCGGCTTGTGTGGCAGCGACGAGGCCCGTGGGAGCCGCAAAGGCGCCATCCGCCCGCAGGAAGTTGGTCGTGCCGCCACCACTCAGCGGCACGAGCCCTTTCAGTGTACTTGAAAAAAGATCGAGCAGCGCCGTCGCCTGCGTGCCGGTCAAATCTTCCGGCGGACCGGTCCCACCCCCGGAATTGCGCGCCTTGAACCTGCTCGCCGCCATATCCGCGAGCATCGCATTCGTGATCGAGCCGGCAGCGGGCGAGCCGACCAAGGCCGAAATTTTCGTCGCCCATTTAAGGAGCTGATTATTACTAGAACCGGCGGGCTTCACAGCCATGAAGCCCCACTATCCGATAATGACGCCCGGCCAAGTTTTCGTAGCAGGCACGCCCGATCCGGAATTTGACTTGCGGAGAATGCGCAGCCCGCGGCTGTGCGACGACTTGGTTTCAAAATAGCGCTCATACGTCGCCATGTCTTCGGCGTAGTCGAGTCCATTCATCATCTTGAAACGGTAGCGAGCGCCATAGATGAATAGACTGTCTGGCAACCTCGGGAGATCGCTATCGAGCAAGAATTCGCGTTGCGGCGTGCCGTCCGCTTTCTTCGCCCATGTGTTTGCAATGTAGGTATAGGCGATCGTCTGCCCCGCCGTTGCAGCCGGGAAAAAATGCAGCACATCGCCAATGATGCGCCAGAAACCGATTGAGCCAGCAGTGCCCACCGTCGCGGCGTGCATTTCATCCCACTGCGCCGGTTCGCATGGCCCGTCATAGCGCATGTTGACGGTTCGATTCCAAATCGATGCCTTCTCGGACAGGCGATCGAAATCATCCGGGAACGCGGTTTGCGCTTCGGCCGCGAGCGTTAGCTGCGTTGTCTCGGTCGTAAGGATCGGCCACTCATGACGCTCCATTGCGTCGTCGCCAGACTCCTGAAGACACGATACGAGTTTCTGAATGTTCAAGTCCTGCGACAACAGCGCGAGGGTAGGCGAGCGGAGCCCCACACGGGGCGCCACTCGCTGAATAATCTGGATGCAACTACGAACGTTCGGAGCCATTACGCCTGCTTTTCTCGCGCCACTCTCTCGCGCGCCGCGTCGTCCATAAAGTCGGATTCGTCCTCGCCGTGCCCCTGGTCTCCGAAGTCCTCATCGGCCTCGTCCGACAGCTTATACCAACCGAGCTGCTTTTCGATCGCAAGCTTAAGGCTTGGCGGCATGGTCTCCTGGCTTTTGAGCCACTTGAGCATGTCGATTGGCTCTTTGTACTCGCCCGAGTCGATTGCCTTCTCTAGCTCGTCGAGCGCTGCCGCGCGCTTTGTCGCCTCTTCGGCTTCGACTTTTTTCTCCTGGTCTTCCTCTGCCGGCTTTGCGTCCATCGTCATGCTCCCTTTCACATGCCCGACCGGTTCATGGGATTGCCGCCGCCGTGGGCGAATTCAGCGGCAAAGTACGCACACAACAACAACGCATCGAACGTTGCCAAACATTGATTGACCGATGAATAGCCGATGCAAAGGCCGATCAGCAGGACGGTGAACAGCGCCGAAGCGAAAGCCATGGCAACAATAATGAGCCCGCCCATGGTCAATACCTCCTAGCCGGCGAAGCGCTCGACATCATCGCGCGCTTGAGTTTCTCGTAAGTGTTCGGCACCCGTGCCGGTAGCTTGCCGCCCTCATCGGCTTGCGCAAACTCAGCCCCCACGCTCTGCGGAATGCCGATCGTCGAGCGCCCCTCTTTGGCGGCGTACATCGCGCGCCTCTGTGATTCACTGACCGGCGGCACTTCGCATTCCCCACGGCCCCATGTTGTCGGGATTGGTCATCGATTCAATAAGCGCCTGCCGGCGCCGCAGGATCGCCGCCGCTTCCGGCGCCGGTGACATAATAGTAACCGGCGTTTGACGCTCTAGCACGGATGCGGCCTCACCCGGCTCCGGATAGATGTTTTGATAAGTCGACGAGACGCGCTTCGGATCGAGGAACGGCATTTCCTGCGCATACGCCTTCATTCCCTCGACCGGATCGGGACGACTGCGCACGGCCTGCGCCATGTGCCCCTGTGGTGTGTACTTATTTCCCCACGAGCTGAATGCCCCCTCCCCGGGCATCGAAGGCAAGCGCGGCTGAAGGAACTCGCCCGGAGGCGGCTTTGCACCGCCGCCCGCCGTGACGATATTCGGACGCGAAACCGGCCCGACGCGCGGGCCGATCATGTTCAATCCGAACATTGCATCCTTGGCGAATGTACCGACCGGATTTTCTTTAAAATTCTGCCGGAATTTGTCGCCCTCCGCGAGCGACGATTGATAGCGCTCGTTGAGAAGTTTCGCCATGACATCCCGAAGCCCCGGACTCCCGGTGGCGGCGCCGATCGCACCGCCTAGCGCGTTCGCATCACCAGGAGTCGGATTGATCCGCAGAAACGGGTCGGCCATGGCATCGCCTCGTTAAGCAGCCTTGCCTTTGTCGGCATTGCGCGCGTTGACGCCCTTCGCGCCCGGCTGTGCTTCCGCCTCTTTTTGCTGCCGCTCAAGCTCACGCGACTGCAACTGATTGATTTGTGCCTGCAACGCCGCGATCGTCGCTTCCTGCCGTTGCGCGTCTGTCAACGCCTTGTTGAGTGCCGCCCCGCTCTTGGCGTCATCGAGGTATGCCCGCGCCTTGTCCCGCAACTCCTGAATGTTGCCGGGAAACTTCTGCAAGTGCTCATCGGACAGACCGGCGAGCATCTCGACCGTCCGCACGTGCGCGGCCATCAGCGTCATAGCCATGGCACGCGTAACCATCGGCCAATGCGTCAACGGCTTGCCGGCACCCTCTCCGCCCGTGACGGTGCGATCCTTGAATGACTGATAGGCGTGCGGGAACCGCTTGCGGTAAGCCGGACTCGAGGGCTGCAACAGGATGTTGTTGCGATCACCCGGAATGGCAACCTTGATGTGCTCGACATCGTCATAGACATCCGTGCCGCGCGCCTCGGTCTCCTTTGCGTTGATCATCGGGTAAAACCCGAATGCAACGGCCACCTCAGGAACCTCCGGACGCATGCCGGCTTCGCGCTCAAGCATCATCGGGAATTCGTCGTCTAACATACCGGTCATCGTTCTCTCTTTCGTTTTTGAAAGATCGGGAGCCGCCGAACCCTTCCTAGAGGCCTAGGGGGCACGAGCGGCTCCGATCCTCCGGATTAGAGCGCCCCCGAAGATTCCTCCCCCTCGGTCACCCTCTCTGGATTCGCGCCCGCATCCTCACGGACAGTCGGAACATCGCGCCATTCATAGCGCGAATTGCCACCCTCAACAATGTTCCATTCTTGCTGCAGGATAGCGTTTTTTCCCCTTCCCAAGATGCGGAGCTTAGTGCCGCAAATCTGGACCGGTTCAGCCATGGGCGCGACCCTGCTTCGACCCCACGCCACCACCAACGGCACCGCCGCCACCGCCAACACCGTGACTGGCACCGCCACCACCACCGCCACCACCGGGCGGCCGTGCCGGCGCCACGCCCGCTGGCGTGGTCACCATTTTGACCGCAAACATGGCGGCCGTTTCGAGCAACGTTTGCGCCTCGGAGCCGGCGCGCGGATCGCCGTGCTCTGGCTTCCACTTCTCGATATCGTCGAGAAGATCGGCAACGCGGCGCTTGATATCGTCAACCCGCTGGTTGCTGCTCGGATTGAAGCTCAGGCGTACGAGAAACTCGCCTATCGTCTGCGGGCGCTGCGGAGTACCCGCCTGCTGTGCTTGGCTCATAAGCTCTCCTGCTTTTCCGGATCGCACTCACTCACTCGCTGACCCGTAATGGAATCGGATCATCGCGGCCAACAGGCCGTCACCATAGACGCGAAAAGTGCAATCCCCGGTTTTCCGCATCAGGTCCATGAAGTTGGTCGCGTAGGTCATCAGCACGGGCGAGGTATAGAACACGCGTGCATTGTCGCCGATCCCGACTTTGCACGTCGTCACATCTTGCACTTTGCCGGCGTGCTTGCCGGCCCATTGCTCGGCACCCTCCGCCCCGAATGAGCAATCCATGGCATGCACGGAAAAGTCCCGATAGCCTTGCGCATAGAGCAACGGTATCGAGCGCAATCCGACGCTGCCGCCACCGGAAATGACCGTGTCCGGTTTCTCATGGTACTGATCGACAAGCGGCACCATGAAGTCCTGCATTGAAACGTGCCAGAGCGAAACGTCACAGCCGGCGAGTTTCTCAAAGACTTTTTCGTGCACGCACGACGCTATCTGATAGTCGACACCAGCGCGACCGCGCGCGATGTTATCCGCCTTGTGTGGCCGCGGATCGCACTCAATGTGAATATCCGGCGTCACACCATGATCAATCAGAAAATCATGCGAGCCCGACACACTGATGATATGCGCCAGTCGACCGCCGCCACGCTCGCGCGCCTCTTCCTTGATCGCCCTGATTGCGCCTTCGTGCTTGAGCGACGGGCCGTAACAAACAAGGATCGCAGTCCGATCATGCGCGGGCCGCGCCACGATACGCCTTGACGTGCGCGTAATGTTGGCGCGAACGTTTTCCCAAAGAGCATCATCTTTGACGCCCATCACGGTTTTGACGCCCTGCACACGCGAGCTTGGCCCGCCGATGCAATACAAAAGCCCGTGCACAATCGTCCATTCGCTGATGACCAGATAGCGCTCGAAAAACTTCCGCCACCAATCCGGCCCGCGCAAGTGATCGAGTTGCACGATCGCACACACCGCACAACGGCACTGATTAGTCAGCGCCGTCATTCCACGCTCAAGCTCGGAGCCGCCCGGCGCCACCGCGGCGCTCAAATATTCCAGCACCTTGCCGGCAACCAACATGTCAGCCGTCGTATCGTCCCATGGCTCCCATTGCTCGACTGTGTTGATGCGCGACAGGGCATCGCCGTATTTCGCCGTCGCCTTGCGCACCATGTTCGCAAGTGGCTGCAATTCCGCATCAACTCTGCGGCGCTCTTTACGCGTCCGCCGCACATAGCCCCCACTACGCGCCAGCTCGACGAGTCCACCACCCGGCAACCCTTCTCCATAGACAAGCCCATCGCGCTCTTCCCAGAGCGTCAACGTGAAGTGCTCTTTCAGTTTCTCAAACCACCAAATCGGCGTTTGCAATAGGATGTGCGCGTTGCGACCGTCCGGTAAGCTCTTCTTTGCCGGACGCGTCGCGATGTTGAAAAACAGTTTCTTTTGCGTGAGCGCCCGCAGGTCCGCCAAAACGTTGTCGATAAGCGATGGCTCGATATGCTCCAAGACATCGGTGCACACAACGAGTTCGGCCGGCTGCGGGCGATCATCCTTGCCGGTGATGCATGGGTCATACTCTGCGATCTTGTAACCCGGCAGCACCGCGGCAAGCGTTCCTTTCCCGCACCCATAATCGAGGATCGTCTTGAAGCGCTCGCCCTCAATCAGCCGCTCGACGTAGCGCCCCCACTTTTGCCCGGAGGTGCCATAGCTCGGTTCCATCTCATGCAACAGCCGGTTTTGTTCGGCATAGTCCGGCGTGATGAGATCAGCCATCGGGACAGACTTCGCTATCCCCTCCAAGGGATCAGCCTTCGGCATTTTCAGCAACGCCACGCCATCCATCATTGTTGACATGCCGTCAAGCTCCCAACCATGCCGGCCGCGCCATTTCGGGCGGCGGCTCGATCATCTTTTCGCGCAACCGCTGCACTAGCTCGTCCCGCGTCTGCGGCTTGCGCTCACCCAATACGCATTGGTCGCGAAGATCGAACCACTCATCCGAGAACGGGTCACCGGAGAATGCCGGAAGCCATGGCCCACCGAGCGTCCAATGCACGATTTTCGGCCTGAAATCGCCCGGATAGAAAGCCGTATTGTTGACCCGAACCAACCAATTCCACTCGGCTGACAGCTCCCCTATTTCGTCGTCATGAAGCCAGCAAAACCGGTGCAGGTCACGGCCCGGAACCGTGTTCAGCATTTCCGGCGTGAGCCGATCGTTGGCAGGGTGCTCCAGATTGAACGCCATCATCGAGGACCAGTTTTTGCGCTCGTATGACGTTTGCACTTGGTTATCCATCTTGGTCAAAGATGGCTGCTTACCGTTCGCGCCGATGTAGAGTGGATTATGGTTGTGGTGCACGCACATCAGCGCCTTGTCGCGCGACTCCGCCAACAACTGAAAAAGCTCGTCCATATCAGAACGAACCATCGTATCGTTGTCCATAAAGATCGCCCAGCCCTGCCGCGAGCGCGCAAGATACGGAACAAAAAAACGCGCGTTCGCATGCTCTGTTGACAATTCTCCGTTGTAGCCCTCGCGAATTGACAGCTCGTCAATCAGCGCCCCAAATCTGCGGTTTGTTGGCCGCAGATACCAGCCGCGCCGCATGAGATCGTTAAGCAGCACACCCTGAACGACCGCGCGCGTACCGGCGTGCCGGCGCACGCTCTCTTTGCTGACCATGTAGGCTTCGGCTTGCCGCGGCTCGTACCCGATGAAAATTCTAAACATTATTTACCCCTCGGGACGATGTGGAGCATCGTCTTTTTTTCGAGTTCATTCCGGATCGCGCGCTCATTAAATTCTCTGCAATACGAGCAATCGCACTGATCCGGAACCCCACGCGCGAGCGGCGGCACCAAATCCCCGTAAGTCGGTTCAGCCGCACCACGACTACAAAACTCGCTGGCAGTCCGGTCAATGCCCGATGGCATCGACTCGCTACGCCTCACGAGAAGCGCCGCAAGCCCGATCGGCTCGACCCCCATAGCGCGATTCCGCAACGTCGTTTCCACAATCTCGTTGAAATCGATATCGGATATGCCTTCGTCGTCCTCGATTTGCGACTTGAGTAAATCACGCTCGGCATTCCACGCGCGGTAGCGCGCCCGATGCACAAACCCGCCCACGGTGAGCCCCGAAAGGAGCCCGGCCATTGCGGCTAGAAAAATCTCGATCATGGTGATTCTCCCGATGGTTGACGGTACAGACTATAGCGCAACCAAGGGAGGGGACGCAACGAGGGGCCGGTCATCGGGAAAACTCCCGGCCCCTCGCGCGCGAACTATCCGCTAATGATTCGCGGATAGTTGAGGAACACGTTGATCAGAGAGACCACCGCAGAGACCGTAACGGTACTTTGAACCGTCATGCCGCTGATGTAGGCGCTTGCCGTTGTGGCACCCTGCTCAACGTTGCCCGGTGTTGCCCCTGGCTTCAGAGGCAGGCCCGGCGTGTAGTTGCCGCTCGCCGATGCAATCACTACGGCATTGCCGTAGACTTGCACGAAGACGAAGGCGGAAGTTGACGCGGTCGCGGTCGCGACGTAGACGCCCAAGGCTCCCGACGTAGGGACGCCAGCCGGCGCAGTCGGACCGACAACAACATAATCGCCCGTAAGGTTTGCTTGCGCAACGATCTGAACCAACTGACCGCGGAAGAGGTTTTGGCCAGCCGGCACCTTACAGAAGCGATAGACCTTGCCGCTGTTGTCGGTGACAACCTGACCCTGTCCGACACCTTTTCCCTGCAACACTTCGGCTTTGGTGTAGACGCGGGTCGGATCGGGGAGAATTGCGTACCCTGACATTGGCTCTCCCCCTTACGTTTCTTTCATGAGCCCTTGCAACGCGGCGTTCGCGAGGCAAAGGTTCAACATGACGCCAATGTAGCGGAGCGTCGCGTCCTGGTTGACAGGAACACGGTCTCCACCGATGGGCACGAAGTTCCGATCCTCGTGCGGGCGCAGATAGATATAGTCGGTGTTGAGCGCGAACATGGTCTTGGCCGGCGCATAGCCGTTATCGAGGACCACGTCACTGTCACCGCCGACACCGTAGTACTTCAGATTGGTGAAGCCGTATCCACCAAGCTCCGGATTCGTGATGCGCTGAATCGGCTGCAAGCTGTTGAGATAGAGCGCATAGGTGAGGCCGTCGCCGATCCATAAGTCAGGCCGATCGGTGCCGCGAGTGCAAGCAATCGCGAGCGAGTTCATGGCCGCGAGGAAGGCAGACGGGTTGTTGGCCGCAAGGTTCGGCGTGACTGCCGAAACCGAGACGGACACGATTTGATTGCGCCAGAACGTGTTGAGCGCGCGATCAATGCCGCCGATGGTCCCGGTGGTGTTGCCCGTGACGACGTAGAGACCTAAGCCGGAAATCTGCTTTCCGCCAAAGCTCGTGCCGTCAGAGTAGACGCCTTGCGCGACGAGATCGTAGAGGCTCTTTTCCGAGTTTTTGAGTCGCCCCTCGATCAGATTGATGGTCGCCCATTTGCCTTGGTTGATGAGCTTTTCGCGACCATTCCACACCGCAGGCACGTAAGCCTGCTTCCAATCATATTCGGCGGCCGAAAACGGTTCAAACGCATTGGTGCTCAAGAGATCAAAGCCGGCGTACCACCCACCCCACGGGTTCAACGCAACTTCAAGCTCTTGAACGATGGTCCGCCCGCCGCCACCCGGTTGTACCTTGCCTTTTCGGCGCAACCGATCAAGCAACGCCATTGTCTTGGTCGCATTGTCGGCAGTCTTGCCTTCACGCAACCGCAACGTTGTCGTTACGATGTCGTCGAAGTTCGGATTAGCTGGCATCCTGCTTTGCTACGCGCGGCCGTGCGCCGCTCGCGCATTAATAGGAGACTGACCCCGCCACTTGCTCGTAGGCGGACTCAACATCGCTCCTGCGTTCAGCGTCCAAAGGCTTCACGCCGTCATGCCGTCGTGGCGGAGGATCGCTCACGATATCAGGCGACGAGGAACCGGCGAGAGACCGGCCAGCGCGGCGCGCACGATCCGCGATATCCTGGTCCCGCTTGGCCTTGGCGGCACCCGTTGTCCCGAGCCGCTGTTCGATTAGCGCTTCGTTGACTTCCGGATGCATTCGACAAGCCAAGTCGTAAGCTGTGCGAAGGTCCGCCGCATGGTTTCCCGTCAATGGCACCAACTTTGACGCAAAGAGATTTGTGATCACCTCTTCCACGTGTTCAAAGAAGACGTTTTTCGGGTCCGATGCAAACGTAACAATCGCATTGTCGAGCGTCGATTCCAGCGCCGTTTGATTGGCGCTTGACGCATCGGCAACATATTTTCGAAGAGTGCCCAGCTCGTCCAAGATTGGCTTGAAGATGGGCGCGAGCGCGGACAATAGCGGATCGGGCTTTTGATCGCCCGGACGTGCGCCACCGTTCGCAGGATCGCCAGCCGGTTGATGGGCTGACGGAATCTGAATATCGCCGCCGATAAGCTGTGCGGCTCTTTGGAGCGCTTCAAGCGCTTCCGCCTTCGGCATACCTAAGCTTGAGCAGACGGAAACGAGCCCATGCGATGGCGAGCGCCTCGCGAGCGTTTCCAAACTTGTGAATCGGTGCAGCGCGGCGGAGAGCGTCGTGTTGCTCCGTTGCGCCATTTCCGCATACGGTTTCAAGTCTTTAAAGTCGCGAAGCGCGGCCAAGCCCTGATTGGTCTCAGTCTCGCGCCGCGCGATGTCCGCCGCTATCGTCGGGAAGGCACGACGAAAGTTTTCCCATTGAGCCTTACTGTGAGGTGAGAATCCGAGCGGCGGCACTGTTCCCAGAGTTGCCGCATTAGGATCAGCAGCCGCGCGCGCGGCATCGTCCGCTGCCCTGGCTGCGGCGTCCAATACGGATTTGTCGCCTTGTGCGGGTTTGTCACCAGCGGGCTTGTCACCGGGTTTTGCTGCGAATTGTCCGCGCTTGGTTCGGCCGTCGCCGCGGTCGCCCGCTTCATCGCCTTCTTTCGCTTGCTGGCCATCGCGCCTCGCTTGCCCTGCTCGCTCCGCAGGCTCCGCCGTTTCCGATGGCTCGCGACCACCCAGCCCTTCAGCGCCACCATCGCCGCCCCCCGATTCAAGCTCGTCGAAAGCCGCCTCTACGTCCGAACGGACGCTATCGACCACGGGAGCGTCATTGCCACCGGAACCGTTGCCGTCATCAGGCCGATAGAACGGGGCGACGCCAGAAAGTAGCTTAAACATTGGCTTTCCTCTGTGCGACCGCTACGACGCATTCCCGATCGAGGCTTAAATCTTCCTCAATAGCAACCCGCCGCGCGTGGCGATCGTCCAACGTTAAGCCCACTCGGACCAAAAAATCAAGTATCGCCTTAATCCGGTTGTCAAGATCGCCCCTGATCTTCGGCATCCGAATGTCGACCGAGAACGTTGAACCGGCGGCAACTCGGAGCCGCGACGCGAGCCCCGGCACAGTTGCCCGCTGCTGCATATAGCTCGCATCGGCAAGCCTGATCCAATTCTCGTATTCTTTGCTCTTGACGCGCCCGCCCGGCTTTTCTTTCGCGCCCGCGACCGCGGCCCTGTAAGCATCGCGCGATATCGTCGCCGGCCCAGCCGGCACCGCCGCGATTTTCTTCCCGCGCTTGCTCGGAAACATGTTGTTGAGCGATGGCGGAATCGGCAATCGGACTTCAATGGTCTCCAACTGCGGCCCCGCCCGGAAGGCGACGCCATCACGAATGACAACAGCCTCACCGCTGCTGATTTCCTCGCCCGCCCTTACTCGCATCAGCGCCCTCCTCAGTTGAGTAGGTCCAGACCGAGCACTTTGCGCATAGCCGGCGAAAGTCGTTTCGCAGCGTCCTGACCGGACGGACTACGCGCCCATTCGTCGGCTTCCTCTTTCGTGGCGTCAAACTCGCCATTGGCCACGCGACCGGCAAACTTCGAAAACCCCGCCGCCGTCAGCTCGGAATGGAGTTGCGTGATAGAGCAAGCATACATCTCGCCATAGTCGTCAAACTCGCCCGTCGCCGCGCGCACCGCGAAAGCCTCATACTTCGCCGCGTTTTCCGGCGACGCTATCGCGGCAATTTTTCGAAGCTCCGCCGCCAACTTCTCGCGTGTCCTCATTGCTTGAGCGCTCCGCCCGGCACACCGCCAGCCATCATGACTTTCATATCGTAGGTCCGCCGCAGGCAGTCCGGCGATGCCAACTTATGATCGTTCTCGCACATCTGCCGGGCGAGAGAGAGCCACGGCCCGATAGGCTCGTCGAGACTGGCGCGTGCCGGCACCAACACGTCCCGGTCATTGATACCGCAGCCCTGGCACGCGTACTTGACCGTTGTTGTCGGCCCGGCAACCTCTGGCATCTCGTAGACTGCCGCGCGCTTTAAGCGCGCAAGGAAGTCCCACAGCTCTCCGGGCGGACGGTAGTAGACCGGAAGCCCGTAAAGATACCGAATATATCCAAGTATCATAACGGCCCCCTGCAAATGAGCCAATCCCACCACCGCCGCAGCGGCATGTCCCGATGCGGTCGCAGCGCCGCATAGAGGCAGCGCCACGCAAAGCGGATCATCTCGCCCCGCGACATGCACCAAATCATCTCTTGCTCGGGATTGAGGCTGTGAATGTGAACCGAGCCGCCGTGCTTGGCGCTATACCGGATCATCGGCCCGCCCCGATCCAGAAACAGCGTCGTTACTTTCCCCTCCAGCATCATCATCCTCGCAACCCTCCACCTTAAGACCACGGATCAACAACAGCTCGGCAACGCGATCAGCAAACACGCCCGGCACAAATTTAATTTCGCCGCCCTCGCGCCTGAAATCTTCCGGCGGAGAAATGGGAGCGCCGCGGAGGTTCTTCTTTGCCGTCCACAGCCACGCGTCAAGCATGGCCCACCGGACGGCCTTTCGAAGCGCCTCGTTGTCAGCGTCCCATCTCGGCATGTTATTTTCGGACGACCGCCGCCAATGCGGCAAACAACGGATATTCGTGCTCGCCCGCTACGTTGACGATATCGGCAAGGCGCCGCACGCCAGCCGCCTGCGTTTCCAGATCGCGCGCCGCGCTATGCAACAGCCCCATCACATGATCTTTGTTCATCCGGCCAGTCCCGGCCCTCACGCTCTCTCCCGCGACTCCGTCCGCATAGACATTGTTCCAGCGCAGACCGCCGTCTGCCGCTTCGGCTTTATCACACATTTTTAAATCTCCTGTTGCCGTGCCGGTAACCTACGATCCGCGATCGTAGTCCTTTGGTCTCGATTCACAGTGGTCGATCATGTGCGGCGGGAAATAATCAATATCTCCGTTGCCGCTGTCGACAACTAGCCAGCCCTCAACGATGTTTGCCGACACAGCATCGTTGTACGTCTTCGTGTATGGCTGCGTCGTGTCGCTCCGGGAGAAAAAGACAGTGACGCGGTTCGGCTTCATGGATGCGCCCACCAATGCTTGAGTTTCTCAACGCACAGGGCGCAGAGATCGAATTTGTAACCGCCGAGAATGGCCGCCCCGGTATTGTCCTGTGCAGTCAAGTTGCCCCACTTGTCAACTCTACACACAGATGTACCCGCCTCCTCCGTCACGGTCGTGCCACAACGATCACAAGTGTATCTGTCCGTTGTCGTCGATACCCGCGTCATGCATCGCCGCCTAACTCTGACCACGCGCGTTGCACGTCATTGATGATTTCTGTTGTCGGGTCCGCCTTCGGTGGCGTGTGCTTGACGCTATCCTCGTTGCCGATGATTTCGCAGCCATGCCCGCGCACTTCCGCCTCGAATGCGCGCTTTGACGTGTAGTGCTTTCCGTCGCACATGTTTTGCGCGTGCGGCATCTCGTCAGAGATCACGTAAGCCGACCGCCCAAAATTATTGATCTTTGGCGGCAGCGATCCCTTCGGGACAAGTTTTCCGCTCTCTTTGTCGTAGACCATTGCCACCATTTTCAAACTCCCATGTCATAGAACATAGACCCCATCAGAGGGTGGCCGGACGAGAATTCAATCTCACGTCTAAGCGCAAGATCGATCGCGTCGATAACCTGATTTTTATAGCCCCGCGTCCGGCCGACAAGCTCTGTCGCCTCGGAGATTACCCGTTCCCGTGCGCCGTCCAAAAAGGGGCCGCGGGACGGCTCATAGTGTCGCATTGCGACATCGACAATATCAGCGATCATTGTAGATTTCCCGATGGTTTCGTAACGGTCAACAGCCTAGCGCGTTATTCGGCCGCTGCCAAGCCCCGCTGGTAAGCCTCTAGAAACGCCCTGGCAGTCGCAAACTCGTCACGCGTGGAATGAAGAATGTAGGTGATGCGCTCTGGCACTTTCTGACTATCCCGAACCTTCGAGATAGAGCCCACGACCGCATCACCATCAAAGATATGGTAGCTATAGACATAGCCACCGTCGCCAAGCCGCATGTGCAATTTGAATTGCTGCATCAGCTTAGCTGGCATTGCTAGCCCGCCTCGCGCTCGGAGACTTCAAGCGTTAGGTTGCTCGTCAGCCAGAAATCGTGTTTATCGCCCGCCTTCAATACGACAACCTCCGGATTGCCGCCGACCGGACTGTTCTTGACGGTGACCACGGCCTCTTGTGACGTGGCGCTCTCTTCCGAGTTACTGATTGTTACTTTCGTCGTCATGGCTGCTCTACCTTCTGTTGCGGAACTGGCACCTTAGCCTTATCCATGATTGCCGCAACCTTTTTTGCCAGTTGCTCGACGTTGGCGGCATTCATCAGCTCGTCTATGCGATCCTGTCTTCCCTCCTCTTGTTTTACGGCGATTTCCTTTGCGCCCTTCTCTCGCTCGAAAGCCATCTGCTGACCGAATTGCTTGTCAGACTGATCCATTTTTTGCTGATGCTGCTGATCGTTCTCCACGCTCTTCTGTTTGAATTGCTCCTCGCCCTGTTTCAAGACCTGCTGGTGTTGCTGGTCGGCTTGCGCCATCTTGGCTTTCGATACCGCGTCGATCTTGTCCGGCTTTGGCTGGCGCGCGTCCATCACGAGCTTGTCAATTGCATCCTCGATCACCGACTCAAGGCTGCGGCCAACTCGGAAGCCGCGCGCCGTGAACAAAAGAAACTCTTTGATCGCCGGCCCAAGGTCCGGCGCCTGCTGTATGGCGACCGTCGCTTTTTCGAGATAGGCAGCGATCGTGTTGAGGAACTCGATGCGGCGCGACTTCTCGCGATCGTCATCTGGTTGCGTGGTTGAGTCAGTCTCGACCTTGGTTCGAAACGTCCGCATGCGATCGTTGTGCATCAGCTCCACAGCATCGTCACCGAACGCCATGGGTGCCTGTTGAGGAACGATCGGCGGAGCCGGCGCGGGAGGCGCGCCCGGCAATGCATCGGGCAACGGCCCTGGTGGTCCTTGGTTATGCCCCATTCCAAAAGTAGGACTACCGCCCGGCGGCAACTCTTGCGGGGCGCCACCGGGCGGCGGCACAGCAGCCAACGGAGCGGCGGCGGGTTGGGGGGGCTGAGGTTCGCCGCTTGGCGTTGGCTGACCGGGAGTATACTGATAGCCGCTCATTTCCGCCAGAGTTTCCGGCTGGAAATTTTCCGCAATCGCTTCGGCGATCAATCGGCACAAGTCCTCGCAGAATCTCGCAAAATCATCCTTGCGATTGCGCGTGCGGCGCGATCCGACGTTTTGCTTGATGTCCTGTGCGCCGTAGGTCTCTTCCGGATCGCTCTGACCGCGCATGATGTCAGAAATGCCCGTGATTTGGTAAACGTCCTGAATCAGTTGATTGCGCACCGCAATTGCCTGTTGCAGCGTCTTCACGATCATGTCGGTTGGCAGCCAGTCAATGAGCGACTTTGCTCCGCCCTTCTCGACCCACTCCGCCCACGACCCCACTTCAATGAAAATGTCGTCGTTACTGCTGTCAGTAACCATCGACTCGATTGCGTCCGCCCCGCCACCCGATGGGCCGCGCGGAATGAAGGCCTTGACCCGCAGCCAGTCGAGCATGTTGGAAATTTTGGCTGTTAGATCATCGATATCCTTGGCCTGATCGCGATAGTATTCATAGTCCGGCGTTGGAATGAGAGACTTGCTGGTTTTGGTCGCGTATGCCGGCTCCGGACAAGGGAAGAACCGCGAAAAATTAATCGGCGGCGGACCGGAGTCCATCGCCTCATCGTTCTCCCACGACTTCGTAATGCAGGACATCAGCCCCTTGCGGCTGTCCCACACCTCATAAATCTCGCAACAATTGCTCTCCGCCTCGTTGTCCTCATCACCCTGGCGCCGCGACGTATACTTGAGCTTCTCGGCGATCTTTTCGCCAAACTTCTCGATCGCGTCGCACTTCTCATAGTGGCAGATGCGCCAGACCAACCAGACGTTTGACCACGTGCGCGAGACGTTGTGCCCGAAAAACTTCCAGTAGACATAATCGACAACAATCTTTTCGCTCTTCAGTTTCTCATGTTTCTGAACGGTCAACTTTCTTGTTTTGATATCGATCACCTGAGACTCGACCGTCTCAAATTTCGGCTCATACCGGCACCATGCGGTGCCGCGCCCCGGCAACAGCGTATCGTCACGACAAAGCCGCAGCGTCTCGTCCACACAACTGATATCGAGCGTCGTATTCGTGCAACGCTCCATGATGTCGGCAACAACGCGCCCGACCGGATCGCGGTCGCGATAGCGCCGCTCGATCAGACAAACCGGAAGCTTGGCATAGATCGCTGGCTTAAACGTCTCTACGTTCGCCCACAGCAAAGCAAAGCGCCGCTCTGTTTGCTGCCCATGGTCGCCATCCTCGTAACGCCTTACGATCTTGTCGCCGCAGACAATCCACTCCTTGACCGCCTTCTCGTATCGCTCGATTTCCCGCCAATAGCGTTTGCAATCAGCCTTTGTTGCCTTCGGACCTTTCTTGGTCGCGTCCTCTGCGGCGTACGAATCTTCCGCGTCGTCGGCTTCAACTTGATCGTAAGGCGCCATTGCCTAGAACCCCTGCGGAGAGAACACGATTGCCGGACCGGCAACGCGAGAAATCGGATCATCACAATCGCGGTGCATAACGGTGAATGACCCGTCCAGGTTTTTGACCGCCCGCAAGATCATAAACGCATGCTCCGGTTTGACGAGTCGCTGACATCGCGGGCAGGCGCACGGATTGTTCGCGGCTGTTTTCTCTTTTGCACCTTCGGCTTGCGCTTTGGATTCTTGCGCGATGAGCGCGCGGGCTTGCTCAAGGATGGCAGTGCGCGTTGATTTTTGCGCTGCGTGCTCAAATCCGCCCATTCGCAATTCCCCTTCCGATAGTCGCCCTCAACGTCTTTCCGCTCTAGCGTCAGACCGGCGGGCCGCTCGCCCATGTCCGCGAGGAAATTCTTAAAACCGTCCTTCCCCCGCCACTTAGGCGAGATCGCTATACCACGTCCGCCATAGGCATGGAACCAGGGATGCGAGTCCTGCTCGCACCGCGAGCACATCGATTGCCAAGATATGTAGGTCGGAGACCGATGGACGGTCCCATTTTTGCGCATGTGCGTATGGCCATGCTTATAACCGCTGGCTTGCTTCCCCCGGCGGCCCATCGTCGGTTAGGCCGCGCGCAAGATGGGTTCATACCAATCGCGAAGCGCCCTGGCATCCTGCAAAGCGTTGTGCGGTATTGCGGCCGGCGCTGGCGCCCCCGGCGGTGTTCTGAGAATTCGAATCATGCACGGAAAATCGAGGCTCGACCCATAATCACGACCGGCCAGCATTGTGCAGAAGTGTTCCGCGTCCGTATGCCAATCGCAGATAATCTCGCAATTTTCGTAGCACGATATGAACATCAAAAACTCACCTCGGAATTCTTCCGGGGACAATTGACGCGTTGACAACACAGGCATCACATTCTCCGCCACCCATGGCACGATCGGCGATTTAATTCGCCTTGCCCCGTACCACTCGATCGAGCGGCCTATTGCCCAGCCCGCATGTATCAACTCAGACACGAGCGCCATCGAGATCAGCTCGCCGCCGTGGCCGTTGAATTCTGTGTCCAGATAGAAACGCATTACCAACCTCCGAATAGGCTTATGATCCAGAACACGATTGGAACCGTGACTATGGCTACGATCGCGGCAACAACCGTCGATGCCACGAATTCCAGCCCTGGGTGCTCGTTAAAGAATCGCTCTATCTCATCCATGCTAGTACCCCGGTCGCGCCCGCTGCGTCTTCTGTTTAATGAGATCGTTCACGCGTATGCCCGTCACGTGAATGCCTTCCCGGTAGAGCTTCTCGTGTGCCTCCTTGATCTTATCCAGCTCCTTTTTTTGCGGCAACTGCCAAGTCACCGAGAGGTGACCAAACGCGAAAGCCGCATAGCTCGCCCAATTATGTTTGGGCGTTTGCCGCGGCACGTTCGCCTCCTCGTCCCATTCGGCGCAGAACGCCTTGAGGCAATCAAGCCCGCGCTCTGTGCGCCGCTCGTCGAAATGACAGCTCGCGAGCGTGACGCGTCCCGCGTTGATTCTGTCGACAAGCTTGACGTTCGGGACCAGGATTGGCCGCCGTCCAAGCTTGCGCAAGGTCTCTAACCTGGTCCGCGTTGGCTGCGGACTGAAATCGCGCATTTTCGCGGTGTGTGGCAAGTAATCTAGCCCCCGATAACCGCGAGCTCTGAGCCATGAAGCAAATGCCTCGATGTCACCAATATGGGACTCGGTATAGTCAACAATGTTGAGCCGATCCGGCAAAATCTGGAAGCACCACAGCCCCACCGCCGCATCATCGCCAAGCCCCCACATTGCATGAACTGGCCTCTCACGATCGATTGCCACTTCGGCAACTTGTTTATTGCCTTCAACGTCCGCGATTGCCTTACCCCAGAATGCGCCGAGCACTGGCGCGTTAAAGTCGCAATAGAATTCCTGTTGAATGAGTGCGTCGCCTGCCTCATCGCCGTAGAGTGCGCGGTATTCCTTCCGCTGCTGCTCAATCGTATCGAAATTGATCATTCCGGAGTCGACGACAGTTTGCAACTCGACGTACCAATTTGCCGGATCAGCCTTGGCCATATCGTACAGCCGCTTCGCGTGGTTGCGACCCTGCGGCGTGGTAATGAACAGCGCCCATCCATTATTTTCGACGAGCATTGGAGCGAGATAGGCCCATGCCGCCGGATTGGCTTTCGCCCATTCCGAAAACACGATACCGCACACGCCAGCGCCGACGAGACTGGTAAAGCGATCGGAACCGATCACTTGCCATGTGCTGCCGTTCTTCATGCGAATAAACATGTCTTCGGCGCGCGTCGAATCGCGTAGCTCTTTCGGAAACGCCTCATCGATGCGTCGTCGCCCCGTGCGTGGGTTGACCGCGTCCCAAATCGCCTTTTTTGCTTGCGCGTATTCCGGCAGACAATGCCAGTAGGTTCCGACGCGGTCATGCATCGCGCAAGCCGTGTGATGCAATCCGACTTCGTCTTTTCCCCATCGCCGATGGGCAACCATCATCGCGCGGCGAATGCCGTTTTCGAGCGCGAGCCACAGCTTCATTTGCGGCTTCCGCGGCTCCCAATTGAACGGAAGTTGGATGTCAGTCATTGCAAGCCGTCATCTTATCCGCCGGCCCGCCTTTCTCGCCAACATAGGTCCGCCAATCGATGAATTTCCCCTCATGCCAAAATCCCCAGGTCCGCACCTCGCGCCCGACAATCACGAGCGTCCAGCAATGCCCCCATGGGACCGAAATTCTGTGCCGATGCGTTGGCGGGAACGTCCGAACCCACGGCGCTCGGTAGCGCCGGAATACGCCGTCCGATTCCTCTTTGTAAGAGCCCCAAAGCCCAACGCTGATAAATCGCTTCGGATGGTCGTGTAGATCGCGCGACCAATCATCACCGACGAATTTGTGCAAATAGACCTTGCCCCATCGCGTGCGCAGCATCGCCCATCGATACATGTAGGTAGGGCACCGATGTCCGCCGTTTATCTCTTCGGCAGCGCCGAAAATCCGATCTAGCAATCGATGCATGGTCAACATAATGCATTCCTCTCGACAAATTCGATTATGAGTTCCCGCAGCACCGCCGAGCGGCTAAGCTTCCGCCTCTCGCACAAGTCGGAGAATTCTTTATCCAATTCCGGAGTGATACTCGTGATGACATTGACTCTGACCATGTAGCTGGCTGGCCTGCTAACAGCGCGTTTATTAGTTTGTCGCGAGGTTGTTGGCATCACGATATGCCCCCGCGTTCGCGCCCGCACCGCAGGCAGATTTGCGGAGTTGTTGACGAGTAGTCACACCCCAGGAGCTTGCAGAGTACGTCGCGAAAGTGTCGCCCTATGATCATATCACCCACCACAGAAAGCCGCCGTTCCAATGCAGGATGTTTCGACCCCTATAGACCCCGATATAGGCGCCGAGCGCTTCCGCAAGCCTGCGGCTACATCGAACCTCGTAGCCGATTGCCTTGCGCTTGGTCACGCCGCGCCGCCTCCGAAATCTCCGTCATGCCAAAGGGGATCGCGGTAGCCGCACTCGCAACACACGCCATCCATGTTGCGCCAATCATGGGAACCGATCCAACACAGGAACCGCGAGAACCACTTCAATAGCGGGTACGGCCCCCGATCACCCTCTTTCATAGCGGTATCTCTCCCAACTGCCGAACCTCTACGCTCTCTTTTTCGGGCGACCGATCTAGATAGCGCTCGACCATTATAATGATCTTGCAAACCTCCAGATAGAACGGCCCCTGATCGCCCTCGCGCGCTTTGCGCGCAACATCCTGCAAGATGGCTTCAAGCTTTTCCGGCAGCTCCACCGATTGTGTTGGACTCATACAAAACCCTTATCCTTTGCGAGCCAAATTGGCATCGTGAAAGTGCCGTCGCCGTTGTCTTCCGCCTGAGACTTCGGCACCCATGCCGTTTTGGTGCCATCAAACAACCGCCACGCTTTATCCGTCTCGCCCTTCACTTCGGCCGCCACGTCGAAAAGTTCGCGCTTGCTCATCATATTGATCTTCCCACCGCTTAAGCCTCGCTTTTGCATATGGGCAACCCGCGATCAGGCAGGCGTGTATGGCAGTGCAGTTGTTTGCATTCCCGTGAAGCATGCAAAGGCTCGGATCAACGTCGCGCCCAATCTCCACCGAGGCGACACACTCGACAAAGTGATATTGCATCGGCCCATCTTGCCAAAACCAGAGCGGCGGCAACTGCTGCCGATATTCGGTTTTCATTCTCGCGGCCTCGTGAGCATGTTGGCCGTCTGCTTAATTGTCTCATCAAAACGAAACATCATCTGCTCGGCATGCCCCTTACCGTGCACCATCCTCATGTGATCCCTGAGGCTGGCCATCAGAGTGATTTGATTGACTAGGCACTGCCTCACCAAACTTTCTAATAGTAGGACCCTGCGGCCCTTGATTATCGTTAGCGTCTTTCGCTTCTTTGCCATTTTTTCCGCCATCTAATAGTTTGTGACAATACGGAAGCGCTTTGAGCGCGAACGAATCTCGCCGCTTCGCATCGCATGTCGGATCGCGCATGATCCTCAGCATATAATCGAGCGGAGATTCGGCCGGCCCTTCGGCGAGCGGCTGTGCTTTAGGCTCCGGGGCTGTCGCCGCCGGTGGGAGTGGCTTGCGGACCATCGACTGCCTCATAAGTCAGAGCAAAAATATCAGGCTTGCAAGGATACACTTCACCCTTGACGCCCGTAATCACAAAATCACCAGGGCAAACGATGTGCCCGCCCTCGTTCGTGTCAATCCAGCCGTGCTTTCTCATTATCTCGTTGCAATATTTACACAGTGCAGGATCAGCGCCCGGCAAGCAAAAAAATCGAACAATTGCACCCTCGATTCTGGTGTATGTGCCACCGAGCGGGTCAGGCGCCTCTTGGCCCACGCCATCCTTTGGGTGGTCGCCGTTCTTAAACCACTGCGTAGCGTCAATCTCGACTGGTAGCTTCCGGTATCTCATGACTCTCTCCCGATGTTGCAACTCTACTCACCATCATAACCCGTCGCCAACCTGTAGGCCTCTTCTCTCTCGCTCAACGTCATTAGCTTGAGCAGTTCAATCAATTCTTTCTCGTCGCGCGTGCCACCTCGTAGCACTATCTCACTCTCAATCCACCTTATATGTTCATCCTCCATGTTGCCGTCTGACGAGATGATATGCGTAATTCCACAATCGTCAACTCGGTTGATCAGCGCCGCGGCACGAGTGATCCTAGCTTCCTGCAATTGCCCCATTGTCAATTCGCCACGATAGAGCCCTTCTGAAATATCATGACTGCCGCCG